GGCCGCAAAGTTGGCCGCATCGCAACTGTGGGTGGAGCTATCTAGGGTTGCAACCGACGATCGGAGCGCCGCATGACCCTCGCCAGGATCGTCCGCAAGTTCCTCGCCGCCGCCATCGGGCCACAGCAGCGCGGCGCCCACGTCGCCGTCGGCCCGCTGCTCTGGGATATCAACCCGGGCCACGACCAGCGCTACTGGTACGTCGTCATCGCCGCCGAGAAGGCAGGCAAACTCGTCCTCGTCCAACTCGCCAGCGCCGAGCCGGATTGCCAGATCGCCGAGGCCATGCTCGCCGCACTGCTGCTGGAACTTGCCACACGCCGTCCGCCGCTCGTGGTCCACGCCTTCGACGACGAACTTCAACTCGCCGGCTTCTGCAACACCATCTGGCCCAGCCAGCGGACCAAGCGGCTGGTCGAGGCCATCAAACAGGAACGAGGCGCCGCATGATGACGCACTTCATCCGTTGGCTCCGCTGGCGCTGCTTCCGCATGCGTCGGTGTTAGTTCCGATGACTGCTAGCACTAGGGTTTCACCGAAAAGCCTTGCCAACCTCACCAGGCGATGGGAGGCAGGCGAAAGCGGCAATCCCGCAGGGCGTCCTCCGGCACTCGTCGACATCGCTGCGTTGGCTCGCGAGCATGGGCCAAAGTGCATAGAGGTTGCGGCGAAACTACTCGATAGTGACGATGAGCGCATTCGTCTCGCCGCGGCGATTGCGTTGCTCGATCGCGGCTTCGGCAAACCAGCGCAGACAGTTACCGATGCAACTACTGGCGAGAAGGTCACGTTCCTGCATCTCGTTGCCGCAAGATCCATCTCCGAGCAGATCAACGGCGATCGCGTGTTTGAGGCGGAGCATACAGACGTAGATACAGCGCCGAATGCGCCACCGAATCTGCTAGAACCTGCGCTGGAATAGCGATGGCGCTTAACCTCCAACACACGACCGAGCCGTTCGACTGGGCCAGGGCCATCAGCGCCAGCGCCAATCCGTTCGACACCGCCATGGCGCGATACGTACGCGCGCCGATCGCTTTCGTGCGCGAAGTGCTGAAGGCTGAGCCTGACAAGTGGCAACTCGAAGCATTGCGTGCGCTTGCTCGAGGCCACACCCGCATCTCCATTCGCAGCGGCCATGGCACCGGCAAGTCTGCATTCGCAGCTTGGGCGCTTGTGTGGTTCATGAACACGCGCGCGCCGTTCAAGGCCGTCGCCACAGCGCCGACCAGCCCGCAGTTGTTCGATGTGCTGTGGCCGGAACTGCTCAAGTGGCATAAGACGCTGCCGCCCGCGTGGCAGCAACTCTGGGATCTGACATCGGATCACCTCAAGCTCAAGGCCGACCCGGAGAGCTTCGTTACCGCGCGCACCTCGAGGCCAGAGACGCCAGAGTCGATGCAGGGCGTCCACAGCACCAACGTGCTACTGGTGTGCGACGAGGCGTCGGGCATCGCCGAGCCGGTGTTCGAGGCGGCGGCTGGCAGCATGTCATCGGCGGGTGCCACCACGATCCTGATCGGCAATCCGACACGTTCGACCGGGTTCTTCTGGCGCACCCACGCCACCGAGCGCGGGCGCTGGTTTACCATGAAGGTCTCGGGCCTCGACAGCCCGCGCGTCACCGCCGAGTTCGTCCAAGAGCATGCCGATCGCTACGGGCTCAACAGCACCGCGTATCGCGTGCGTGTGCTGGGCGAGTTCCCCGAGGCCGATAGTGACACCTTCATCGCCGGTGAGTTGGTCGACCAGGCGATGCAGCGCGACGTCGCGCTCGATCTCACCAAGAGCGAGATATGGGGGCTGGACGTGGCGAGGTTCGGTGACGATAGCAGCGTTCTGATCAAGCGTCGCGGCTACGTCGTCACCGAGCCGCCTAGGGTATGGCGGCAGTTTGATACCATGATGCTCGCGGGCGCGGTGAAGCACGAATACGACCTGGTGGCGAACAACAAGCCAGCACTGATCGCGATCGACGCGATCGGCATCGGTGCTGGCGTGGCAGACCGGCTGATGGAACAAGGTGTGCCGATCCTGGCCGTCAACGTCGGCGAGGCGCCGAGCACGACCGGGCGCTATGTCCGCCTGCGCGATGAACTGTGGGGGCGTGGCCGCGAATGGCTGGCGTCGCGCATGTGCCGGCTGCCGCGTGATGAGCAACTGCGTGATGACCTGGTGGCGCCGCGCTACACGTACACCAGCGACGGGCGGGTGCAGATCGAGAGCAAGCAGCAGATGCGGGCGCGTGGGCTGGCGTCGCCGGATCGCGCCGATGCATTCCTGCTGACGTTGGCCGAGGCCGGCATGATGGTGAGCAGCCAGTCGGATGCCGGTCTGTATGCACAGATGCCACTACGGCCTAGGATATCGGGGATGGAGTACTAGCGATGCCGGGACTGCTGGGGATCGACGATGACACGCGGCGGGATGCGCTGCGTGATCTTTACACCCAAATTGCAGCGCGCACGGCAGCGATGCAGGCGGCGCCGGCAGACACCTGGATGGGCAATCTGCCGTCGCAGACGCCGCAGGCGCTCACCCCAGACACGCGGTTCCGGGCAATCGATCCCAACGCCTACACGACCGACCCGATGACGCTGGACTACAACTATCCCGGCCACACCAGCGGGCAGATGCCGCCGCAGTGGTGGGCTGGGCCGAACCGCGAGACTTAGGAGTGCTAGCGATGAGCCCAATTGCTCTGATCGTCGTCGTGCTGCTGGTGCTGCTGGTGCTTGGCGGCGGCTGGGGCTGGCGCGGCGGCTACTACGGCACCTACCCGTATTACGGCTACGGCGTCGGCGGCCTCGGCCTCGTCGTGGTGGTCCTGCTCGTGCTGCTGCTGCTCGGGCGCATCTGATGCCATCGCTGCTCAATGGCGTCGCCGGGATCGGCCTTGGCCTGGGCGCGGCGGCAACCCAACAGGGGAACGGACCATGAGCGGCACGCAGGACACGCCGGCAGTCTGGGACCGCGCGCAGGCTATCATCGACGGGCTGACCACCAAGCGTGCGCGCCGGGCGCATCTGAAGATGCTGGAGGCAAGGAAATGCCAAAGCCAGAGTGGCTACACCAACATGGTAACCGCCCTGGTGTATGGCGTCCTCACCGTTGAGTTGAAGCATCACCAGAAGATAACCGCCAAGCAAGCGTCCGATTCGCTGTATGGCGCGGTCGCGTCGGGGAAGGTCCGTACCAGCGTCGTCGTCGACGGCGAGCGCCACATTATACCCGCATCCGTCTATCCGCAGAGGCACTGACATGAGCGGCACGCAAGGCACCCAGACACCGCTGCCGCCAGGGCCAATGCGCCCAGGCATGCCGGAGGTCGGCGGCATTGGCGGCGCACAGGGCATGCAGCCTGGCGCTGGCGGGCTGCTGTCGCCGAGCGCGTGGCAATCCAGCCAGCCGCCGCCGGTGCCACCGTTGCGCGGCTTGATGCGCCCGACCGGGCAGCCGCAGGGGCACGACCAGATATTTGCCAACCTGAGCAAAGGGCCGTCGGACACCACGCTGCCGCCGGACAGCGACGAGAGCCTGCCTGGGATGCTGCGCCCGTATGCCGCGGGATTGCGACCGACGCTGGTGCCGACTGCGGCGGCTTGGCAGCAGGAATTTGTGTATGAGCGGCTCGGCAAGCCCGACACAGAGATTGCTGATATCGCGCGCTACTATTTCAAGATCGCGCAGAACTACGACACGTATCTGAGCCGCGAGCGGATCACGGCATCGCAGTATTACGCCGGGCGACCGCTCGGCGACGAGGAGCCAGGCCGCAGCCAGATGGTGCTGACCGTGGTGCGCGATACCATCCGCGCCACGCTGCCGTCGCTGCTGCGGGTGTTCACCGGCGTCGAGGATCCGGTGAGCTTCGAGCCGATCTCGTCGGAAATCACCGGCGACGACAAGCTGGCCACGACGCTGGCGCGGCAGGCGACGGACTATTGCCGCTGGGCGCTGTTCACCTGCAACCCCGGCTGGCAGGTGCTGCACGACGTGCTGCTCGATGCGCTGACCCGCAAGGCCGGCTGGGCGCGGTGGCACTGGGGCAAACGCGAGGTCACCCGCACCGAGGTGTGCGAGAACCTGCTGCTGCCGCAGTTGCAGGGCTTGCTCGCGGAACCCGGCATCGAGGCGCAGCGCATCATCCGGCGGCCGATCCAACCATCTGAGTTGCAACTGCTCGCCAAGGTGCCCGAAGTGGCGATGTATCTACAGCAGGGCGGCGCGCCGGAATACTGGAGTGCCACGTTGACGCGGCACGCGGCGCAGAACTGGCCGGTGGTCGAGGCGGTGCCGAGCGAGTGCGTGTGGGTGGTGGCGGATGCCAACACGGTGGAGGGCGCGCGCGGGATCTTCCACGTCAGAGACGTTCCCGCCAGCGACCTGATCGAGATGGGGCTGCCGGAAGACAAGGTAATGCGCCATCTCGACAGCATGATGCGGCCGTTGCAGAGGCGCGAGGCGATCGCGCGCAACGAGGCGTCGGGACACAACATCCGCGGTTCCGCGCCGAACGACCGCAGCATGCAACTGGTGCGGTATGCGGAGGGCTGGATCAGGTGCGACGCCGACAACGATCACCGCGCTGAACTGCTGCACGTGCATATGCTGGGCAACGCGACGGAACTGGTGCAGTGGGAGCGCACCGACGAAATTCCATTGGCCTGTTTCACGCCGTACAGGGAACCGGGAAGGATTATCGGCTCGTCGCAGGCCGACATGGTGATGGATTTGCAGCGCACCGAGACGCGGGTGATGCGCGCGGTGCTCGACAGCCTGGGGCAGAGCATGTTCCCGCGCACCGCGGTAGTGCTGGGCCAGGCCAACCTGCAGGACGTGCGGCAGACCGCGATCGGCTCGATCATTCGCATCACCCAGCCGGGCGCGGTGACCGAGTTGGTCAAGCCGTTCGCCGGCAAAGAGGCATTACCCGTGATGGAGGTGCTGGAGGCGGTGCGCGAGAACCGCACCGGCATCACGCGGGCGAGCCAAGGGCTATCGCTCGACCAGTTGCAGAGCACCACGCCGGTGGCGGTGAGCCAGCAGACCAGCGCAGCGCAGGACCGGCTCGACATGATGGCGCGCACCTTGGCCGAGACCGGGCTCGCACCGCTGTATGCCGGCATTCTCAAAATGATGGCCAGACAACAAGATAGACCCAACGTGATCCGGCTGCGCGGCGAGTGGATCTCGATCGACCCGCGAGCGCTGGCCACGATGTGGCAGACCAGCGTCAACGTCGGTGGCAAGGGTATGCCGATGGAGCGGCTGGCGATGTTGGCGCAGATCGCCGGCAAGCAGGAAATGCTGGTGCAGCAGGGTGGCCTGAACAATCCGTTGGCCGGGGTGCCGGAGTATCGCAACACGCTCAGCAGGATGCTGGAAACGGTGGGGATCGCTGATGTGAACAGTTACTTCAA